ATCGGTTTGTGTGAGAGTCATTTCAGATTAGGACAAAATTTGAAGTCCGTAAGCAATGACGGCTATCATAAGTGGGTTAACAAGCATAATCCTACAAAAAAGCCATTTCCAAGAAAAAAGAAGTGATTAAAATGGTCGGTTCTGGGGTATTCGGAAAAAAGACAGGTGCTATGGCGAAGCGTGTCCTTGACTTTTATGAGGACATACGCTATAAATATCTGTCTGCTGTAGAAGACCCTAAAGAATATGGTAATGAATGGAAGTCAGCAATTAAGACTATAAGAAATGATTTTGATTCACTTGGAGATTTTAGCGCGGAATTAAAAAAATACCTTGACGAGGACAATGTATTTAATGACGAGGTTAATAATCCTCAATCAAATGCTGCTGAAAAATTATACAATTCAGTAAAGAAAATGCGCTTTAAATCAGATGAAATGAACGACCCCTTTGGTAAACAAATGGGGGATAAGGTAATTGAAACATTAATTAAGACTCCTTCTATTTATGCTATGTTCTTACACTACGCCCTACGCGCACATACGCATAGCATTAAAGAGGAATCTTGGGAAGCCCACGACCTAAAGCCTGATGAGATTACACAAGGGGCTAAGGGGTTAGACCTCAAATTAGATGATGTTCCTCTTTATATCATTGAACATTATGGAGATAATGCAGACACCACTAGAGTTAAAAGTAAGTTTAAGGGAGCACTAAATCTATTAGAACAAGTCTTCCTTGAATCGAATGATTCAGATAAGTGGGATGAATTAATTGCTGTTCAAATAAAGAAGGATGATAAAGATGAGGATGAAAAAGAAGAGAAATCCGAAATTAATTTTATCGTTCCAAATAAACCAATGTATAGAATATTTGAAGTAAATGACATAAAAGAACTAAAGGGATTTAGTGGTGAATATTTAGTTCAAGAAAAATTTGATGGAATCAGAATACAAATCCATAAATCAGATAATAAGGCTAAAATCTATACTTACAATGAAAAGGATATTACAGATAAGTGTAAAGATATTGTCGAAAAAATAGAACAAAAAAGATTCGGTGATATGATTTTAGATGCTGAATTAATTTTATATGATGGTGATGAACCATTACATAGAGCAGATACTATAGCCCATTTATTTAAGGGTAAATATAAGGATGCTACACTTAAAGCAAGAGTTTTTGATATAATGAATCATGATGGTAAAGACCTTGCAGATGCACCACTTAGAGAAAGAATAAATATATTGTTTTATCAATTATCTCCTGGTTCATCAGACCTATTCAATTTCCCCTCAAAGAAAAATTCTAGAATTGCAGATTCAATTAAAGACATAGAAAAATATGGTAAAGATATAATGTCTTCTAAAACAGCAGAAGGAGTGGTAATAAAGGATATAGAATCAACATATTATCTTGGCAATAAAAAGAACCCAAAATGGATTAAGTGGAAGAAATTTGTAGATTTAGATGTTATTGTTTTAGATAAGAAAAAGACTAAATCTAATTTATATTCATACACTGTTGGGGTTGGCCCTCTAGATGGAGAACAAAGCAGGGAACATAATGGAACAGAATTTGAAGGGAAAACATATTTACCTGTAGGTAAGGCTCTTAATACAAAACAATCAGTTGCTATTGGTTCAATCATTAGAGTTAAAGTAGATGAAGTTAGAAGAAAGGGAACAGGTTATAGCCTTTATTCTGC